TCTTGGCTGCCGGAATCAAGCAGTTCTACTGATGGTCGGAATCCTAGGTTGTGGTTGATGGTCCACGTGGTGGCTGGTGATGCCTGCGTGTAAACAAAAGCCACGCCGCTGCCGCCGGGGCCTTGCGGGCCAGCAGTGGTTACGGTGACAACAGTAGTGTCGCCCTCGGTGACGGTGACCGTGTTAGTTACGGCTGTGACGTTTACAGAGGTCATGCTGTGTACCCCTCCGACACGTAGATGATTCCTTCAAGGTAATACTCCTTCAGTCCGCTTGGGTTGGTAAGCAGTACGTCGTAGTAGACCTCGTTGGGCAGCGTCGCGGTTTGTTCATCGGTTAGCGCAATGGCAATAGTGCCAGCAACGCGGTCGGTGTAGGCGACGGTGAAGTCAGCGTATTTTGTGCTGCGGTCCTGATTCCACACTTGGGCTGCAACAGTCCATCCTGTTAAGTTGATGGCTGCGCCAGTGCTGTCGTCAAATTGCAGCGTGATGCTGTGGTCTGCCCGGCGTTGCAGCGAAAAGTTGTATTGGCCGGGGGAGATCGCCATTAGAGCCTATAAGCAACAACCGAACCAGATGCTAGATCGATGCTGGTAAATACACCTTCCAATTCGCAACTAGCATTAAGAACCACGCTGGTTAATGCATTGCCAGTATAATTCATTGCAATTAACTCTGCTATAACGGTATCCTCAAGCGCCACGATTTTGCCAAAGCGCCCAGTATGCGGATTGGTGTCGCTGATGTATTCAGCGCCGGGATAGGCGTAACCCATAATCAGCTCCTTTTAATGGCAACATTGCCTGGTCCACTTATTCTAAGGCCTATCAGGTACCGTTCCATCAATGGTGGCACCTTATCCGCACCAACAGCACCAAAGCCAACGTTAGGCGTCACATCAAGGCTGCCGATCTTGACATTCTTGTAATCCTCAAGACCACTTAAGCCAAGCGCATCGGTGTTGTTGTGCAGGAATACAGCAAGTGATACCTGAGCGCGTTGGATTTGATCTGGGATTTCGGTATCGGTAAAATAGTCCGTTGTGATCCTAAAGGGAAACCCAACCGCATAAGTATTGATGTAGGTATCTGGTTTTCGTACACCAGTACGGGGCCACTGCAATGATTGGGTATCAGTAGCGCGAGCACCAAGAAAACGTTCACGATCTAACCTCTGCGTAGCTGTGTACAATGCCCGGTTACGGCTATCGGTATTGCCGCTGCCCCAGTGTTTTACATCAGCATCCTCGATCATGCCGTCAATGATCGCCTGCGCTTCTGCTAGCGTCACGTACGAGTTTGCGTTTGCGGCCCCTGGTGTGGCCACGATTACTACTGCCATTGTCCGGCTCCGTTGGTATTAGTGTAGGCTCCGCAATAGGAAGAGAGGCCACTTCCGTAGAAGCAGCCTCATGGTTACGCAGTCGCCGGAAAGCGAACAGTCCCATCAGGAGCTGGCGCCTTTCAGAGCAACGAAGTTCAGCACGATGGCTTCACTCAGCGAACCGCCAGACACGTTGCCAACAGTGATCTTGAAAGATCCTGCAGCAAGGGTGTTGGCCTGCACGACATAAGCACCGGCAGTACCGGCGGAGCCGTGGTTCACAACGACCACATCAGTAGCCGAAACTTCGCTGTTGGTCACGGTGAAGGTGACCTCGGCGCCATCGGCCAGTGCGGCGTTGTTCATGGTGATTTGACCCGAAGCGGCGTTCAGGGTCACACCAGTGGACTTGTTGGTTGCCTGGGTAACAGTGCCGCCTTTGGCGGGACCGACCAGTTTGCCAGCAGTTGCTTCAAATACGGATGCCATAATCAGTCGCCTCAATCCATGTTGGAAGTATTGGTGGTGCGCACGATGCCGAGGTTCTTCAGCTCGTACACCTTCGACCAGTTAGCAACCGTTTCGAGCTGAGCGCGAGTCGGGTTGGTTGTGGTTACTGCCCACTTGGCACCAACAGGGTGGTAGCAGTAGTGCAGGTCGATCGACATGGCATCGCTCTTGGCGAGGATGTCACGGTCGGTTTCGGTCTGCATTGCCATCTGTTCGCCAGAGGCGACAGCACCTTGAGTGAAGAAGTAGGTGGCGTACTCAGTGGTAGAACCGCTGCCAGCAGTTTGCACGTCATCGGAAACAATTACGCGCAGACCCATGAATGTGGGAACTGCAACCGAGCCGAACGCAGGAGCGGTCGAACCTTGAGCAGCAGCCGTATCAGGGGCGCCGGTGTTGTCGTAGATGAAGTCAATAGCGCGACGCTCAACGAGGTCGTAATAGACCTTGCTATGCACGCACATGGCAGCCAGCTTGTCACCTTGATCGCCCAAGAGTGCGCGAGCTTCAGCAACGTGGCGTGGGCTCAGAACAGTCGGGGTATCGCCGGACTCACCATCAATGGTCAGGTCGAAGAAAGCAGCGCTGCTGCTGGTGCTACCCAAGCTGCCGAACACACCGCCGAGGCAGGACAGCAAGTCCTTCTGGCGCTGGTTGGCAACATAGTCAGCGATCTTGGCGCCGATAGCGGCCATAGGATCGGAACCAGCAGCCAGAGCGGCCAGATCACGAGCCTCAAAAGCACGACCACGGTGCAGGATCACGCCGACTTGCTTGTCAGCAGTGATTTTGCCAGGCGTCAGCGAAGAGCTGTCAGACAGCACCTCAAAGTCACCAGACAGGTTGGCCTTCCAGAAAGGCACATTGATAAAATCACCACCCTCAGAAGCATTCAGCTCCGCCAGAGGCTGCACCACACCGGAAGCCAGAAAGGCATCACGCTGGGTTGTCTGCTCAAGGACGTAGGGGGTGAATACTTCTGGAATGATGATGTCAGAGCGAAGGGTCGCCATGAGTCATCCTCAGAATTGGTTTACGGTGTGGGCGCAGCCCGATCACCAGCGCAGCCGGTTGTTGATAGCTTAGCGTGCTGCAGCAGCTTTTAACCGTTCGTACATATCCCGATCTGTACGGAACAGCCTTGATTGTTCGGTCAAGTTAAATGATTCCTGCATGAATGGGTTTTTGATGCCAATAGGAAGACTGCTGCTGGCTTGAGATCCTGGTGCGCCACTGCCTTGTGGCTTAGGTTGCTTTTGCATCCATGCCGGTAACGTCTTGGCCCATTCGCTGACCGGTGTGCGTTGGTAGCCATCGACCACCACGACCGTGCCATCTGGATCGCGTTCAATTTGATCGCTGCTCAACTTGGTTTTGAGCACCATGTCAGGATCGTGGACGATGTCAGCTAATGCCGTAACGGCTGGTGTGATCAGTTCTAGCTCTTTGACACGGGTTTCAAGATCTGCGATGCGCTGGTCCTTTTGCGCCGTCGCCTCACGGTACTGCTGCTCCAGAGCTTGCCTTGCTTCTTGGTACTTACCTTGTGATTCAAGTTCGGACTGTTCAGCGCGACGTTTGAATTCGAGGAGTTCGTCAACATCAACACCATCAGGCAGTTTTTTTGATTTAGCTACACGTAACTCAGCTATCAGCTCTTGGTTCTTGCGTTCCAATGCTTCGATACTGCGTTGCATTGCATCAGTCGCCGCAGGCTCCTGTGCTTGGTTTTCTTCAGACATGGATTACCCGCAGGGTAAATTACCCTTCTAGGTTACCATTTACTGCGGTCTGCCCAGTAAGCTGCCGACATTTTACCTTTGGCAATATTGCTGGCATGTCTAGCCTTAAATGATGCGCGACGCGCCTTTGCTGCGGCTGATTCACCTTCACGTGGCGGGCTACCGCTAACGCCTTGCTGGCCAAAACGTATCAGCTTTATGGTGTCACCTTCTTTAGCAAGTACAACATGCGATTTCTTCGGATGCTTAGGCGTCCGCTTTGGCTTGTTGTAGCCACTGAATTGTTCGCCGCGGTAGGTGATCACTTTTTCTTCTTACCCTTGCGGCTTTTACCGGCTTTTGCGAGGGCGATTGCTACGGCTTGCTTTTGCGGTTTGCCCGCTTTCATCTCCGCTTTGATGTTGGCTGATACTACATCTTTGGATTTGCCCTTCTTGAGTGGCATGACGCCATTCAGCAACTGTAATCAGTGTACCGCCATCTGCAGTAGCCCAACCTTTATCGGTGTAGATCGCCGGCACCCATGCATCGCCCACAAGCGCCTCAACTGGGTCAGAGCTGATATAGAAAATGCCACGGTTACCAAAATGCCGGAGGCTAGGCAGGTCCATATCGTTTGCGGAGCTGCTCTAATGTTACCTCTGCGCCATCATCCCGCACTAGCTTTGCGATGGCATTGCGTGGGCCATACTTATCGGCAAGACGGTTGAAGTATGCAACCTTGCCGGGGCCAAGCGCATCAGCTTGCACGCTACGCGGCTGCTTAGCTAACCATTCGCCATAGCTTTGGTTGATTGGCACCTGGCCATCTTTGCTAGCGCGTGTGGCTGTTGTTGATGGCGGCAGGATGTCTGGATCGATGATTGGCACTGTGGTACTGCGGCAGTTGAAATGCTGCGGTGGCATCGGACCACGGCCATATTCAAATTCACGACCATCTAATGCTGCGCACCTTGCGCTAGTCCTAGTATCCAGCGTGGCGACATATCGATATTTCTTGGTGATGTCTTGGTTTGCTTCATACACCTGCTGGCTGGCGGTATTAGCCACCTGGTTGATGCTGGTGCGAACTAGAGCCATGACTTGGTTGTCGGTTACGGATGTCAGCTCGCCACCAGCAGCAATGATCTTCCGAAGCGGCTTGGTGATCATTCGCGGCTCTTGGCCGAATGTCAGCCGTTGCCCGCTGCCCTCTAGGCTCCCGATCAACCGCTTGGCAATGGATGGTGTCGTCTCGCCGGTCAACAGGCCATTGCGCACCACCTGACTGAATCGCTCCGCCTGATCAACGGCAATGCCGCGGAATGCCTTTTCCACGGTGCTGCCATTGGGCAGCGTGATGGTGGCGCCACGGGGTGCGGTGAGGTAGAACGTGCCGGTGCCGGCCTGCTGCGCCAGGGCTTCGGTGCCGTAGACGGACTTGAACAGATCATCCGATAGCACCACCACGTTGAGCTGCGTCGGGTCAGTGGTGACCACTGATTGCGCAAATTGCGGGCTTATCTCCACGGTGCGCACTGCATCGCGGCTGCCAGCCGGCAATGCACGGCGTAGCTGCTCAGTAACAAATTCAGATTGCAACTCCGCTAGCCCCTGCAGTTCTGGCACCATCACTTCAGTTGCATCACCTGCCCACGTTGCCAGGCTGTCCTTGAGTTGCGCCAGGATTGCCCGCAACCTTGCTGCTTTGACTGGTGCAGCTAACTCATCAATAGTGCGCAGTTGATTGGCCGCATCAATAATGATGTCGTTGTACGCGTTGATCACCCGCCTAGCTACAGAGTTGCTATAGCGGTTCAGGTCTATTGCATTGCGATATAACGCTTCTGGCGTGCTCATTGGAAAATGCCTAGGTCTTGCGGTGCATATCCTGAGCGGATGCTTACATTTGCGCCCTGGCGTAATGAGCCTGTAACTAACGCTGCAAATGCGTCATATCCATTCTGTCCATCTTCCATCAGCACAGTTTCATCTACCTCATCTGCTCGGCCATCTTTGTACCAACTGATGCGCACAATGGCCAGGATTTCTTCCGGCAGCGCAGAGACGGTGTAATCAAGTGTCGTCTTCCTGTTGCTCTTCTGCGGGTCGATCCGAATCATTACGTCCACTAGGCGATCTGTTATCCAGTCGAGTAGCCGGTAAATCAAGCCCCGCATTAGATGTAGCCTCCAGTTCTTCATCTACGTTAAAGTCATCCCCCAGCACCTCGCCGTCGCTTAACTGACGGAGCAGTGTTTCCTGGGCGATGGTGCCTGCAGTGTACAACTGCAGCAGCGACTGGATCTCCTGTGGCTCCAAACGTGCGCCGATGAAGTCACGGTTGACGTAGCAGCTGCCGGCTGCAGCAGTTTGCCCGAGATACTGCGCATGGTATTGCAGGCAGTTGTCGATCATATCTTGCACGTTCTGGGCAATGACCATCATGGTGCTGTCGCCTTGGCTGCGATCAATGCGCTTGGCCTCGGCAGTCTCGGCGCTGAGTTTCTGGCCTAGCACCGCCGATAGCCCTAGCTCGTTAATCTGCGCAGCGATCTGCTCTAGTCTGCGGAACTGATAGTCGAAGCTGGTGCCCTTGGGTTCGATGTACTCTGCCTTGCCTTCAGCAGGAAATGCGATCGCCTCTCCTGGGCCTGCAGATACCTCCTCGGCGGCTGATGGGAAGCCAAAGAATGCCAGCATCGGCACCGCTGAGATATGCAGCTGGTTATCAAGGTCTGATTGCACCTGATATACCTTCAGGTTTAGCTCTGCAATATCTTCCA